GAACGTGTCCGTGAACTGGGCGAGCAACACACGGCCCTCCATCGGCAGATCTCCGAGACCGCGTCCGCCGCGAACCAGGGGATGAAGGAGAGGGGGGAGGCGGCGTTCGCCAAGGCACGTGAGCGCTACAGCAAGGGGATGGTGCTGTTCAACGCCAAGGGCGAGATGGTCCAATACGACCCGTCCACAACGGACGAGATCTACGAAGCCCTGATGACGCTGCTGGGCGACCAAATCACCAAGCGTCCCCTCCCGGACATCGAACGTAGTTCGGGTACTCTCGACGGCAAGGGCAAGGGCAAGGGCAAGGGCAAATCCCTGCCCCCCACGAAATCCGGCAAACCCCGCAAACCGGACGGGTCCTCCCCCACGGGTGGCGAAACGGGGGACTACGGACCCCGTGAGTTCTGGGAGGTCAACCCCGACACGTGGTCCGCCAAGAACGGCAAGGGTGTAAGCCGCACGTTCACCACGATGGACGGGGCAAAGGCCTACGCGAAGAAGGCGACGTCGATGCCGTCCCGTGTCGCCTCCCGCTACCTGCTGCGGTACGACCGATGAGCGTCGACATCCGCCTCGCGCACCCGTGCCCGCACCTCATCCTCGAGGAGCCGGTCACCCTGGGTGCCGACCGGCGTTCGCTCGTCACGTCCAGCCCGGTCGCGTCGGCGAACGCCGTGCGGGTGCTCGTCAACGACTCCGTGTTCGTCCCGTCCTCTGGCCTGTACGAGGCGGCCCTGCTGTCCGCGACGGCACCTGGCCCGTACCGCGTGCCCGCCTGCGACCGCACACTGACGGTGACGACGAGCACGGAGACGTTCACCGTGACCGTGGTCCCCGACCCCGATGGTCTCGTGCGTCCAGAGAGGCTGGCCCGTCAGCTCACGGCGGGTCTGTCCCGTGCGACCGTGGGCGTGGATGCGGGTCGCCTGTCCATCACCGACATCGGGTCGGTTGGCCAGGCATCGTCCGTCCGCGTGTCGGGGACGGCGGCCCAGTGGGTCGGGTTCAAGGTTCAGCGGGGGGCGGTGGGTCGCACCGTGTACCCGGCGTGGGAGGTACAGGGGAACCCGTCGTCGCTCGGGGGAAGGTACCCCGTGTTCCGCGAGGCCCTCCGCAACAACGCGTCGTTCAAGGTCTCCTACGCGACGTACCCGACCCGGTGCCGGCGGTGCGGGGCCACGTTCGTCGAGAACGACTGGGAGTACAGCCTGCAGGGCGATGTCCTCATGCTCGGCAACGAGGACCTCCTCGTACAGGAGGCATTGAAGATGATCCTGACGCGGGTCGGGTCCAACGCCTACTTCCCGACCTACGGGACGGGCATCCTGGACTCCATCGGGAAGAAGGCCCAGTCTACGACGGCGGCTGACATCAAGTCGCAGGTGCGCGATGCCCTCCTGTTGATGTCGCGGTCACAGCAGACCCAGTCGAAGTTCCAGCAGGTTACGCTCGAGGAACGGCTCTACACGGTCAACTCCGTGGACGTGAACCAGTCCGCCGAAGACCCCACGGTGTTTCTGGTCGATGCGGTGGTGACCAATGCGTCCGGCAATCCGGTCCGCGTGTCCGTCGTATACACCGCGCCTGGTGCGGTCGCGCTCGCGGGCACGAACGGTCTGAGCCTGGGCACGCAGGGGGTAGGGTTGCGGTAGGGCACCTATCCTCGGTGCTGGGGGAGGCCCATCCATGTCGAACGGAACACCGACGATCACCGGACCCGATGGAGTCGGGCGCACAGCACTCGTGTTCACTACGAACACGGGGTACCGGTTCCTGTCCGGGACGGTCAGTTCGACGACAGCCGTGGATGTCCAGGTGTCCGTCAACGGGGCGGCGTTCACCGATGACCCCGACCTCGTCGTGTTCGACGGGGTCAGGTGGCAGGTGCCGAACCCCGCGTCCTACCCCACGGGGCTGTACCTGACGCCCGGTGCGAACACCGTCGCGGTGCGGTCCGTAGCCGTGTCGGGTTCCGTGTCGGGAACGGCGACGGCCACCATCAACTACGTCCCCAGCCTGTCGGCATCGACCCCCGCCCCGACGAACGTGTCCGTGATGCGGAGAGACCGCTCGGTCGTGATCTACGCCGAACCGACGACCTCCACGGTAGGCACCCTCGTGGGGGTCAACGTCTACGCCGCCGACGCGGCGGGTGGGGGTACGACCGGGTACACGCGGGTCAACGTGAACACCGTGACCACGGGCGAGGTGGTCGAGGAGACCGACCCGGTCGGAAGCACGGAGCACGAGTACCTGGTCGACACGCTCCCCGGGGGTGGTCCATCCGCCGACCCGCTCTACTCGGTCGTGATCGGGCAGCAGCAGGACGCGAACGGGAACGTCTTGTCCGACGACTTCGACGAGTCGTTCCTCGTGCCGGAGACGGCGGTGCGGCTCCGCACGTCGGTGTCGGTCGTGTCCGTCCGCACGTACACGACCTACTCGTTCGAGCACTCCCGCACGGCGTCGACCACCTCGACGCCGCCAACGGTGTACGTCTCCACCTTCGCGAACCTCGACGATGCCGTGCCCCTGTACTACGTCGTCACGGGCGTCTACTACAACGAGACGACGCAGACGGAGACGGAGTCCCCGTTCAGCGCGGAGGTGGCGGGGAACCCGCTGCGGGTCACGGCCCAGGTCGGCGTGTTCCCCGTCGTGTCCCGGCAGACCATCGTGCGGGAGACCATCGCGTCCATCCTCCGCACGAACCCCCAGGTGCGCGTCGACCCCGGCTCGGTGCTGCGGGACACGTTCATCGACCCGTTCGCCAACGAGGCGGAACGGCTGCGGTTCGTGATCGACTTCCTGCACCGGGCGCAGTCGTTCGCCGCCTTGGTCGCCATCGACGACCCCACGGGGTCGGGGACATCCATCGCCGTGGGGTCGTCGAACTACAAGTCCGCGCTCAAGGCGGCGTTCCGCCTGAACAGCGACACCGAGACGCAGGACGTCATCGACCGCTCGTTCGAGGCGTTGGCGTCGAACTTCGGCGTGTTCCGTCGGCCCGGTCGCGCAGCACGCGGCGAGGTCACCGTCTTCACGAGCGTCCGACCTACGGAGTCCGTGTTCATCCCCGTTGGGTCGACCGTGTCGGCGGGGTCTGTGAGCTTTGCCGTCGTCCAGTCCGCATCCATCTCCCTCGCCCAGATCGCGTCCTACTACGACCCCGTCTCCCGGCGGTACTCGGTCACCGTGGCGGTCCAGGCCACCTCGGGGGGTGCGGCGGGCAACGTCGCCGCGGGACAGGTACGCCGCGTGGTGTCTGGCCCGACGGCCCTGTCGGCAACCAACGCCTCGGCGATGTTCGGCGGTACGGACAACGAGACCAATTCTGAACTGGCGGTGAGGGCGCGCAACGCCCTGGCATCCGTCGACTCCGGCACGAAGCAGGGGTACCTCCAGACCGCCGCCGACGTGGCGGGCGTCCTCCGCGCCAACGTGGTCGCGGCGGGCGACGCACTGATGATGCGGGACATGTACGACGGCACCCACATCGGCGGGAAGGTCGATGTGTGGGTGCAGGGTGCGGCGGCCTCGACGGTGACCGACGTGTTCTCGTTCGAGTACGACGTGGCCCGCGACGTACACTTCGAGGTGGTGGGCGATGTCGCCGACCTGACCTTCCGCGCCGTGGACCCCGAGCTGTCCGAGGCGACGCCCATCGTCCAGCTCATCGACGCCCCCACGGTCGGGTACTCGTTCCGCAACGCCACGACAGGCCTCGAGTTCGACCTGACCGGGGCAGTCATCGTCCGGTACGACACCGTCCGGCTCGACAACACCATCGCACAGCCACCCGTCACCCTGACCGACATTGTGCTTGGGGACTACCGGCGGGCGAAGGGGAACGACTACGTGTTCCGCCGTCAGCCGGTGACGGCGGTCACGACCGTCGTCGGCACGTTCAGCGGCACCCTGTCCCCCGACACCTATGCCCTGTACCACCCCGACGACCCCCTGCTGCTCGGGGGGTCCACGCTGGCGTCCGACTTCCTCCGCATCACGCCGACCGGGGGCATCCCGTCGGGCGGGGTCGTGGCCATCACCAACGAGCCCCACGTCATGGTCGGCGAGTACACCGAGTTCCTCGACAGTCTGGGGGTCGACGTCCTGACCATCGTGGTGACCGACCTGACGGGCACCACGATCTACGCGACGACGGGCGACCCGGCAGGGTTCTACGACTACGCGGTCGTGCCCGGCAGCACCACGACGCCCACGGCCATCGTGCGCGTCCCATCGGGTCGCATCACGGACGGGGAGACGGTGCTGGTGTCCTACCAGCACGGAGAGAACTTCACGGTCACCTACACGGTCGACCAGGTTCCGAACCAGGTGCAGACGGCGCTCGACGTCCGCCGCCACGTCACCGCGGACGTCCTCGCCAAGGCCGCCGTCCCGTGGTCCGTCAACCTCACCATGACCGTGATCCTCGCACAGGGGGCACAGCGGTCCCGGGTGGACACGGTCCTCCAGAACACCATCGCCACCCTGTTCGACGGCCTGCGGCTCGGGGACCCGCTCAGGCAGTCCGACGTCATCTCCGCCGTCGAGTCGGTGTCCGGCGTGTCCTACGTCGTCGTCCCGCTCACCCAGATGGCGGTTGCGAGCGACAGCACCATCCTCCGCGACCCCATTCGCAGCGCGGACATCGGGGACAGCACGTACGTCGCGGGGTGGTCTTCCCCCACGGTGTCGGTGTGGTTCCTGACCGACGCCCTGACGGCCATCCCGATCAATGCGGGGGGTTTCGCCGAGGACTTCCGGTCCGTCACCCAGGACGACATCGCCCTGGCGCTGGTGAACTCGTCGCCCGATGTGGACCTCGGACGCGGTGCAGGGCGCGCGTTCATCATCGGGGCGGGGGGCATCGTCATCCCCGGCATCTCCGACGACGACACGTTGAGGGGCCTCGGGTACCTGACCGACGCGGAGATCCTCGACGCCCGCGCCGCCATCACGGCGGGTCGCGTACTCGTGTCGACGGGTGTGGACGACGCACCGGCCAACCACACCTACACGGCGACCTACGTCGTCGGCACGGACACTCGGGTGTACGACTTCGACCCGGGATCGGCGGAGTACCTGCGCCTGAACACCGACGGCGGGCTGGTCATCACCTACGATGAGGACCGCTGAGGTGGCGACATCCGACCCGCCCGCCGGCGAGCTGAACCCCGCGGTCATTCTCGTCCCGTCGCAGAACCCCGACCCCGTCGGGGATGTGGGGCAGGCGTACGTCGACTCGCGGAACGAGGTCGTCGCCCAGGTGATGGACCTGTTCCGCCGCAACCTGCCGTCGAACTACGTCTCGACCGTCAACGGGCCGTTCTACACCCTGCAGTTCCAGGCCCTCGCCGAACGAATCGCCGACTTCCAGATCACCGCATCACTGGTGTTCCGCGACGCCGAGTACGACCTCGTACGGTCGGAGTACCTGTGGGAGACCCTCGGGTCGCTCGTGTTCCCGCAGTCGACAGCCCGCGACGGTGGGTTGCCGCAGATCGACGGGGACAAGCTCTACCGCGACTTCCTTCGCGGGATGGTCACATGTCTCCTGCAGGGTGCGACGAAGGCGTCCGTCGCGTCGGGCCTCGGGCTACTGACCGACCAGACCATCACGGTCGTCGAGCGGTTCATCGACGCCCGCACGCCCGGCTCCGAGTGGACGAACCTGGACACGTTCGTCTTCGACGTCCTGGTCGAGGGGCTGTCGGGGGACCCGTTCACCCTGCGCGAGAACGCCCTGCGGGTGCTGACGGCCCTCCGACCGGCGCACACCCTATTCACGTACGCCAACCTCCTGCGGGACGAGTTCACGACCCCCACGGGGGACGCGTACTCGTGGGCGATGGACCAGTACGGGTACGAGGACACCCGCCGCTACTGCGGGGGTGCGGAGGCCGTGCGCGGGGAGGACGGGGTGACGACGGCGGGGGAACGCAACACGCTGACCGACCTGACCCGCACCTTCGCGAACGTGCGGACGGACGCCACCCTCCGCGTGTCGTCGGGCGCGAACGCCGGTGCGGTGCGGCGCGTGACGGGGGTTCGGGGGTTGCGGGTCGCGTCCGACGCCGTGGCACGGCCGTACACGACGAGCCCCACGGGGCTGACGGGCAGCGCGACCGTGGTGAACGGGGATGTGACCGACCCGTCGCAGGACTTCGCACCGTGCGCGGACGGGGAGGTCATCACGTTCGCCTCGGGACCGAACGCCGGGTCGTACCGGGTGTCGGTCCTACTCGGCAACGCGGGTGGGCTGGTGGGTGAGGCCGTCGGACCGTGCCTCGCGCTACGGGTCGCCCCGTGTACGCTCCTCCTGGACCGCAGTCTGTTTGCCGCGACGGGGCAGGACTATTCGGTGGACGTGGACCGCCTCGGTGTACGCACGCCCCAGGTCGTGCCCGCCGAAGACGCATCCGTGCAGTTCTGGACCTGAAGACGACGAAGCCCGCCCGACCCCCGCGACGGGGATGGGGCGGGCGGGGTCGGCCGCACCCTACAGGGCGACGTCCTGGGACGTACCGTCCTCCGCGACGATGCGGAGGGTGACGTTGACGCTCAGGACCTCAGCGACCTTGCGGATGCGCTTCTCGCAGTCGCCGGTGACGATGGACGCGAAGGCGTGGTCGCCGCTGGGGAGGGTGACGGTGCGGTCGCTCGCCTCGTCGCGGAACCAGCCGGTCGGGACGTCGGCCTTCTGACCGGCAGCGGTGAGGAGGCCCAGCATGTGCATCGCACCCGCACGCCAGGAGCGGACCGGGGTTTCCGTACCGTCGATGACGACGGTCTTGAGGTTGCCGCCGTCGGAGAGGTTGCTGGACGGGGACACGGCTGCCTTCGGGGCCTTCGGGGCCTTCGGGGCCTTCGGGGCGGCAGCGGGGGCGGGGGCGGAGCGGATGTTGTCGAGGGCGTTCTCGACGGCGGGGGCCGATGCGACGGCGGCACGGAGGGACTCGACCTCGGCCTTGAGGCTGAGGATCTCCGCCTCGAGGGCGGAGGTATCGGCCGTGACGACCGTGACGGCTTCGGGCGCGACGACGGG